ATTAAATATTCCTTTCTTTGCAACAAAGAACTTACCATCAGATGGATCAATACCAGCAAATACCGCCGGTGCACCATCCCATTTAACTGTGACTTGTTTAGTATCGTTTGTATGACCAGCTAACATATCTCTTAAATCACGTAATGCAAAGATAGCTGACCGTGCTCCTTGCACACCACCGTCAATCACCATGTCCTCAATGTGAGTCATGTGAGTATTCTTTGCTTCTGTTATGTGTTGCTTTAGATTCATTTAGCTATACCGTTATATTTAATTGCAAGTCCTGTAGGAAATTGTCCTAACTTTTTTTTGCCAGCATGTCCAGATTTATTTGATCGAATAGACATTGCCATTGTAATACTGTCATTGCCAGATTGTAATATTATATACCAATTTTGCTTGGATGATCTAGCTGATACTGCTTTTACAAATCTTACTTGTGGAAGAAATACTCCTACAGCATCTCTATCAGTTACTTCTTCGTAAGTAGATCCAATTGCTTTAATTACCATTGTTGGAACACCTGGAGCATCTCTTAAAATTTCTTCTTTAATATACTGTACAGTTTTTTCTTTGTTTTTATTAAAAAGATCTACAACACCCTGTCTCATTATTTCAAGCATTGCATCATAATCTTTTTCATATGCACGATTATTTTTTTTATCATAATCTTTTAAAACTTTTTCTGTAGTTGCTCTATCTTTATGTCTGCCATTTTTACCACCATCAAAATTTGCTTCTCCTGGCATACCTTTAATTTTAGAATATACTTGTCTATATACCTTTGATCTTAATTGATCTTTTGTTCTTGTTTCTTTAAAAGCATCAAATACTGGGGTAACATATGTATTTAATTGTGGTTCAGATGTTTTCTTTCCACCTGCTTTTAAACTTACACCAAGCATTTTTTTATCCGTATATTCAATAAACATATCTCCTGGATGTTTAGGTGGAACACCGGCAGGTTTTGCTCTATATCCCCAATATACATTTTTAATAGGTTTATCTTTATGTTGATCTTTTAAAAATTGCCATATACCAATAGCATTTTCCATTTTTTCTATAAATTTAGTAGATGTGTCTGCTTTATTAATTGTTTCTTCAGCAGCTGCAAGATCTTTACTATTTACACATGTAAGCTTACTAAGATCTACGCCAAGCAAATATTTATGAAATGTAGGTACGTCTTTTGGAGTAAAATTTGTTTCAAATGCTATACATGGAAATAGTTCAGTAATACTTGAATTAAGTGTAGTTTCACCCATTCCACCAGCTAAAGGTTTAACTAAAATTCTAAAATTCATATTGTCAAATGTTCCATCAATAGGATCAACACTTGAACTTCCTGATCCTAATTTAGCAGTAACCCCAGCTTGTCTTAAAATTCTTAATATTTCATCTCTATCTGCTTCACGGTCTTTTGAACGAACTTTATACACCGTTCTTACACCTGAAGAAGCTTTCATATCTACTTCATGTGGCAGGCCTGCTAAGAAATCATCAGGTAAAATGTCATCACCTTTTTCTTCCGTGATATACTCTTCTACCCAACCTGAATCATCATCAGGTAACTGTGATTCTTTTTCTTCGTATCTTGTCTTACGATCAAGTACTCTTGCAAACTCACGATGGTTTAAACCGAAATGATCTGCAGCAATAGCCTGAATCTTTTGTTTGCTCAAGCCTCTTGAGATTACATCAGGATCTTTTCTTAATGCTTTCATCATAAGTAAAGCACCTTTATACTTGTCTTGATGTGCAACTCTGTATATCATACGCTTCACCTTCTTCGGAAGAAGATCGACTAAACGCATTTGTGTTGATTCTGTTACTTGCTCTTTAAAATTTAACATTAATTATCTACCTTTGCTCCAGCTCTCCATTGGTAACACGACCAATATCCTGCTTTAGTTTTATCTTTTTTCTGATCACAATTATGTCTTGCACGAAATGATTTACGTCTTGCAGGATCATCTCTTTTAATTTCCATATTAGGATCACCGAATGTAACCTTTACAACATTACCTTTATCATTCTTTACATATACATGAAATTTATGCTTACTTCCTTTAGGTGAACGTGTAGGATTATTTAATGTAACTGTTTTGCCTTGATACTCTGCTTCGCTTATTACCTCATCTTGGTATTGTTGCTCACATATATGGTCAATTGCTTCTACTTGTTTATAGGTTTTCATTTATCCTCCGAACTCGTGTCCTGCAACCCTTCTCATTTGCTTTTTAAACTCAGCAAAATCTGGCTTAGACTTGTATAGTTTAACAGAGATTTCATCACGGTCTTTACCCTTTATTCTCCATTTATATCCTTTTTCTTTATGTTCAGGCTTTGTGGTCTTTACGACTCTTCTTTTAAACCCATCTTCCCATGGTTCACTTTTACTGCCTGGACCTTCTAAAATCTGTTTTAATGTCTTCATTAGTTATTCTTTATCCAAGTTTTAGCTGCTCTGTTTGTTGGTAATTTCTTAGACCATTTAGCAATTTGATTATATACACTACGAATTATTGTTGGTGTTTTTTCTCTTACTGTGTTATCTACCTCGAAAAACATTTTACCAAATGACCTTTTTAATTTAGGTAAACTCTTATCTAATTCTTTGAATTTTTGGGTAACAAGCTCTGGTCCAATTGATCTATCTCCCTCTTCACCACGTCTTCTATCTGATTCAATTGAATCTTCTAAAGGAATACTAACATACACCATGGCTGTTTCATAACCAAGTGCTTCTAATGTTTTCTTTTGTTTTTCTACTTTAGCAGCGTTTGCTCCTGTACCATCAATAACAAGACCTAATCTACCGATCATGGCATGTCTTTGTTTAGCTGCTGTGTGTCTTTTTGCTACTGTACGTACTACACTACGTTCAAACTCTCTTGAAGGATCAAGAATAACTGCACCTTTATCATCAGTTAATCCTGCTTCCTTCATGTAACGTTCGAATTCCATGTCTGAATTGATTACCTTGTAACCAAGTTGTGGACCTAAAGACATCCAATCAGAGACAAAAGATTTGCCTGCGCCTGGAGCACCTGCCATAAAAACTGCCTTGAATATTGAAGGATCGTGACGACCTTCGGATAGATAACCTTTAAGTGACTGCATTAAAACCCTTATATAAATTCGATATAAAGGTATTTATAATAATTACAAATTCTTTATAATTTTATTTAAATTCTTAATTTTACTGTACTTTTTAAGCTTTTTTAGCTTTGGTTCTACATTCTTTGTGATATTTTCTGTTGAAACATAGCCATAATAATCAAGTACGAGTATCATGGCCATTATATCACCGAGTTCCTGTTCTAATTCAGCCACATTATCTTCATCATATGGGCCAAATCTAATTAATTTTGAGTTAGCTTGTATTACTTCTGCGCATTCTTCTGAGAGAATGGTCAGTGTTTCTTTTACGTTCATTACTTTTCACCTAGTACATAGTCCTGCTTTTCCATCGCATCATCTAATATACTTTTTAAAATATCACCTGCAGCTTGAGTAAACTCAGGTTCCCCATGTGGATCATCCATACTTGGATATTCTACCACTTCGTAATCAAAATTTATAGATTGAGTATCCATATTTAATGATACTTTCATATATCTGTAAATTACATCATGGTATTTTCCACCATCTAATCGTACATACCAATGTTCATTATCTAAATCATTCTTATCTACGAATGTCCATTTTTTGAATGGTGCTTCTTTATTCATTTGTCTGTACCAAAGGTAGTTGATGTGTAGTGTCATGATAATTTCCATCATGACTGAATCTTCGTGTAACTGTTTCTTTAGTTAACATGCCATTTAAATTAATTTTATATGTTGTTAGTTCTTGATATAAAACACCTTCAGTGCTTGTTTCAAATGCTGATTTCAATGGTCCGTCTTTCATTATTGCTTCTTAATAAAGTCAACTTCATACATAATACCGTCATATGAAAAGCTGATAGTTGAATGAGAGTATTCATTGACTGTAGTAGACTTCTTACGTGTCTCAGTCTTACATACCATTGCTGTTGTAGTGCTATTCTTCTCAGCCTCATTTGCACCAATAGCTGCACCAATTACTGCGCCAG